CGCCCCCTACTAGGTATTGTACTGATAAATTAGTTTGGAAGGGAGCGACTCCGTAAGAATTATTTGTAACGAAGTTTGTGGGATCGTAAGCGGTATTTAACATATCAATACCGTTCACCGTTCCTATACCTACATTAAAAGGATTTGGAATTGATCCTGAAATTGCTTGTATACCTGCTCCGAATTCTAACTGTAAAATATTATTTGCAGTGAATCTTGAAACAAAGCGGAAAGGTACGTTTTCTTTCTCTAGTACATAAGGTACCTGATTTGCTTCTTGATATAATTGAGGGTAGGCTAAGGCAGTATTAGCTACAGGTTTTAAAATATAGTCCTGTGCTAGATAAGGTACCTCGTACCATCTGTACCCTGTTCTTTGATCAATTACTCTTATGATTTCGATGATATCTGTATCCTGTATTGTTCTTATGGGGAATCTCTGAATAGTTCCGAAATTTAAAACAGCAGTTCTAACTTGACCGGAAATTGCTTGAGTTCTTTTCTTTAATAAGTATGTATTCGGATTACCGCCCGCTGTCGTATATACTGAGATCTCGGTTGGGTCTATTGAAGAGGATAAATTAAAGTCTACTCTATTAGGACAGTAAAAAAAGTTAGAGGTATTGATATTAGATCTTACCTGCATTCCCTCTTCTACGATCATTGCGTAATTAAAATCGGGATCGTAGCCGGAGCCTGAAGCAGGTATTTGCTGGTATACATCTAGGGTTACTATTGCAGCAGACGTAACCTTCGGTCTGTATCCTAACATGTAAGCTAGGGCATAAAGATTGTTTGTTTGCTTTGCGTACTCTAAAAACGTCTCTTGGGTTTGGTTATCTAAGTAAAACGAAAGTACATCTCCTACATAAGACGCCATATCAATAAACATAGTACCAGGCGAGGAGGTAGAAAAGTCGTTATACGAATTAGGATAGTACGTTTTAGCATACTCTACTAGCGCATTCTTAAACGTAGTAAAATCCTTATTTAGATATGTTATATTCTTGTTAGCCATTTAAACTTAGTGTTACAATGTCTGATTCACCTGTATTGTTTATTGTATACGAAAACTGTATTGTTAATAGGTTCTGATTTGGATCTCCTCCAAAAGTTAATTGCGTGATTATAACATTAGGGAAGTATCTTTCGATACCTGCTCTAATAAGAGAATCTAATTCGTCTAGTGTTTCTCTGGTAATTTGCTCGAATACTTTACTTCTAATATTAGCCCCGAAACTAGGATTGAAAATTCTCTCTCTTTGATCAGTAAGCAAGAAGTTTATAATGTTATACTTCAATTGTTCCCTCGTAGTATAAACTGTTCTAAATACTCCTGGAGCGTCGAAAGGTAAAGCGACTCCAATACCAGTCGAAGGCCTGAGATCAAGAACATTTATATTTCTAAGGTTATATGCCATTATATTTCTCCGTTAGCTTTCATTTTGGCCATAATTCCTGTAAAGTCAGGAACTGCGTTGATTTCTATAGCATCTAGGTTCGAACTCTTTCTTGCCGAAGCAAACATATCTCCCATGGAATCTACTACTGGAACATCTGCAGTGGTTGCAGAAATATTACCGAATCCTTCGAAATCTTTTGCAGTCATCGTCATCGCGGTTTCGGCAAGAAGACTGTTGAGAGGATTATTTGCACCGAGAACCGGCGGTACTAATTTAGGGACTTGTTTGTTGAGTGTTCCGATAGCAGGTTGCTTTGGCTTAACTGCTTCAGTTATAGGCTGTTGTGTTCTATTTGCCATAACAGCTTCTTTGAGAATTCCAGCTAGTTCCTCTTGAAAAACAGCTCGAACCTCTTCGCGGATTATTTTTCTAAGTGCATCTAGTTTTGCCATATGTAATAAATATATTTAATTGAATAATTTGAAGTTAACCTCCTCGTTGAAGTTCTAGGATTTTTCGATTTGCGGCAACTATCTTTTTTCTCCTGTCAGCCACTATTGCTACGCCTAATGGACCTTGGGTTATCGCTATGGCAATCTGAGCTTGCCATTCTTTTATTTGATCTCTTAAATTAGCTATATCCAGACGTATAGCTTGTTGAATTTGAGTAGCACCTAATGCAGTAAATCTTCCTGTAGTATCTGTTTTTCGAATTTCCGCTGCCGATTCTCTGTAGTTTTTAGCTAGCGCCGCTCTTGTTCTTCTCCTTAATCTTCTACCTCCTTTTAGATTATTTACAAATGCATTCAATCCTAATCCTGCATTTTCATCTGTATTATCCGGCAGATCTACGACTGCAGCATCTATATTCAAATCGTCGTCTAATATGTCGTTATTATCTAGGAAATTGAACGCTTCGCTTACAGCAGATAATACATCGCCGTCAATTGTTCCTAGGTCAGGACCTACTAAGCCAAGAGCTACAAGCTTTTGCTTTACTTCTCCTATTATGACATCTGGATTTGTTGCAAAGGTGAGGTCAGATTGAACTATAATAGTTCCGGCTTGATCTAACGCAACACCTCTTCTGCGTCTATTTTCGACAGAAACGTCGACTACCTGCTCTTCTAATATTCTGATCTCATAAGCTCCAAAGAGAGTAGTATCCGGGTTTGTCTTAGAATCATGGCTGATTATATAAGACGAAAGTTCATTGAGCGTGGTATTGAGGCTACTACGAGTCTCTAATAGCTCATTTAGGACATCAGAATCTTTAAAAGCGTCGCAAACCTGTAAGTTTAATAGAAGAGTGTCTAACCTTCTTAATAGTTCATTTGCGTTTACTACTAAATAACGTACAAAGTTTGTGGCAACTCCTAAAAGAGCGTTAATCGACTTTAGTACTCTTACTACTCCATTTGATTCATCTCTTGCAGCATCTTTAGCGTCCTGGATTTTAGTTTGAGCACCAGCAGTACTGAATATTAGAGGGATAGGGAGTATGCCAAAGAAATAGAGTATAAATCTAAATACTCTTATGAAGAGAATAGCCAACTTAATGATAAACTGTCCGGTAGTAATTACTTTCTGAACTTGACTAGCTATTCTTATGAACGATCTTATTCCGTTATTAATCTCCTTTAGAGTAGGTATAATTTTTGTTACATCTACGAATTCATTTAACCGTGAAATTTGACTCCTAATATCTGCGCCTACAAAATTACCTGCTAAGTTGATTGCGCTCTTAAAGTTTAGATTTTGGATAGTTGTACAGACCGATCTCAACCTACCTATCTTAGTCTGCAGAGCAAGGAGTTCAGGAGTAGATATTTGATTAAAATCTGAATACTTATTAACGTCTCCTAAAATATCGTTAACGAAATTTAAATTAGATCCGAGACCGGGAACTTCTCTTAACAGTATTGCATCTTGTGATGTAAAGAGAGATCCCGTAGTATTGGTATTAAAACTAAAAACTTCTCCGATACTCTTCAACAAGTAGTACATGTTGTACTTCTGTACTGCAGTACCTCCTTGTGTTGGCGCATTCGACTGTGTAACGGCTTGTTGAGGGGGAACAGCATTAGGTCCTACGCCTAAATAAGATCCTATAAAAACATTCGGGTAGGCTGTATATTTATCGATTGCTTGAACTACTAACCCTGCTTGATCTTGTAAAGTATAAAAAGCCGTCTGTGTTGTCGTCCAAGTACTTCTTTCAGGTCGAGGCTGTCTTTTTACGTTTATATTATCGTAAGCGTAAGAAACTACATTACATAAGTCGACAGAATTTAAAGCGTCTAACGCATTAAATAAGCCTGATTGAACTAGGCGTTGACCTACTCTCGGTCTTTCAGGTCTTGTAGATACTTCTCTATACTGTAACTGTTTGTCAGGCTGGTTTCTAGTAGCTACAATTGTATCCTTTATATCCTCTGGGGGAGTATCGTCAGGTCCTAAAACAGATTGAAATTGCCACGGGGTCGGTAGATTAGTAGGTGGGGGTATTGTTTTGCCGGCATTTCCGCTACCGAACGTTACTTCATTGCGTGCGGAAGGTGCCGGTACAGTTCTTGTTGTGTAACTTCTAGGTTCTCTTGCAGGTTTATTTCCGTAACTAGCAGAAGATCTTCTATCTCTAGGAGGAGAGGGGTTACCCCATAAGATCTTATCGACGCCAATTTGTAGCTCGCCCAGTCCTTTTGAAGAGATCCTGACAATTCTCTCAATACCTCTTGCTATCTTATTCCTTGGCATTACCTGGTAAATGTATTTTTAGAGAGACATGAAGAATTCAATTGAGCTTTAACTCTACTACCTATTCCTTCTAAAACTTTACCTGTATTTACTATTCCAGGAATAGCGGTTTCGAGTTCTTCAGCAGACATTGCTTGCAAAGCTACTCCGAGATTGACAAGTGCGTCGATAAGAAATCCTAACTGAATAGCAGTACTTGTACCGAGTAATACTGGTTCGCCTATACGTGCTGCGTTAAATCCTAATTCTATCTTAGGTGATGCAATAGTAGTTTTCTCGTTCGCATCAACTGTAAAGGTAGCAGGTGAAGAGATTGCAACTCCTTTTTTACCGAATAAAAATATAAAATCATCATAGGAGTGATGTACAACTCTTCCTGAGGTTATAATGACTTGATTACCTAGATATGGAAATTGTGGTTGATACATCTTAACCTTGGTTATTAAGAATTTGATCTTGTTCCTGAGCTGATATGTTATCAGTACTCGTCAGCTGTTGTTGAATAGGTATAGATACAGTATATGTTCTAGATAATACTACATCTAAGCTAGCTAAACTAAAATTATTATTTATATCATCAATTACTATTTGCTGTCCTTGTGTCAAATAAATTGATGAAGGATCTTTATTAATATTTTCTACCGTAGGTAACGTTGTGATATTATTATCAGGTTTGCCTTGTCCGTTTCTTATAATCGTAATAGGATTACCGGGAGTACTATTTTTTGACCAAGGATTTTGATCAGCAGGAATAGGGTTTGTAGAACCGAATCTTATTGAATTCCCCCATCTACCTTCAATAGTTACATCTCCCGTAAACTGTCTCAATGCTTTTATGTCGCTCTTCTCTACGAAATTCGGCCCTAAGGGCATATTTAGTGATCCAGTAGCGGAAGTATTTATTGGCTGGTTTGTTGTGCTACTATCTTGATAAGTACGCTGAACTTTACCTATATAAGCGCTGTAATCGCCGAGGTCTGGGAAAGCGTTGTGATTTGCTAATCCCCATAAGTTGTAGGGTAAGGTATAAAAAAAGTCTCTACGGCCTCTATCTTCGTTCATTTCTCTAGAAGGTCCAGGAAATAATAATACTATTTCGCCTTCTACGGGGTACTGCTTTACTGCCGAATACATCGGTCGAGCTACATTATTACCGCCACTCGCTAAGGTTCTGTCTTGAAGTCCGGTTAGTAGCTGAAAAGTTATTGTCCCTAAATCTGAAGGATCTTTATAATACGGGTCAGGAACGTTTGTTCCAATATAAACAGGGCCTTGTACGACGTGTGTTATACGTGCAATAAGGTAACTGAAACTCGTACTAGGACCGGTAGGCTGAGAGAATGAAGCGAGTTGCTGGGCATATGTAGGGTTAAAATTAGCCATTTTGCTCGCTACTTGGTAATTGTTTAACCTCTTCTTCTTTTAAAGGGGCAGTTGTTTTTTGTATATCACTGAAAAGCATCTCTAGGTCTTTATCGCTAAACATACCATCGGCGCCTGTTTCAGTCTGATTTGCTTTCTGAAGTATTTGGGCAAGCTTAACTAGTGCTTCATCGTTTTTGATATCAGAATCTAAATACCCTTTAATTAAAGGAACTACGACGACAGCATCACCAGGTTCATTGACCATGTTTACGAGCTGATCGGTCAAAGCCTTTATTTGATTCTGTTTAGCTTTATGATTCTTAACGATATCTTTTACGAGGTCAGAATACTTCTTACCGTCGTATAAATCAAAATCTAAACTCATGAGACTCTTTTAAATAAATATCTAACGGGAAAAAATGTCAATCTTCGTTCCCTCTTCCAGATATTTATTCAACATGTCTCTATAAATCTCCTTAAGTACTTTTATTACCTTGGTAATCACAGGAGTAGGAGCATCTGTAATCTCTTTTATATAGATGAAAAGAGCTTTCTTATTAAAAATATCAATATTCTCTCTCCTCTTAAAAAGCTCCAGGATTGCGTCTCCTACTCTAGCTTCTTGAGGTTTTGGAAAGAGTTCGAGGAGTTCATCGTCGATTCTTTGAATAAAAAGATCAATAAAGCTATTAGACTCTAGATCGTCTGGACGCGAAAGAAGTAGTTCATTTGTTATCGTCTTATCTGTTTCTACATCATCTACAGGTGCTTTCCCTTTTAATCTCTTATAGTTATTGTTGTTGTATACTATCAAATACCTCTTTGCAATAGTACCGAAATAAGAATAAGCCTTACCTTTTGTTTGATCGTAGAGATGTAATTTTTCGAGTAAGAAAGCAATTACCTCATGCTTTAATTCATTAATATTATCTACTTCAGTGTAGTAGAATTTAAAAGTATGAATAATATTTTCTGCAAGCTTATAGAAAGCGTAATAAATCTTCTCGTTAAAAATCTCATCTCTTTTAACTTGTGAAGTCTCTTTTCTATAATCTAGAATAGCTTGTTGAGTATCTAGGGTAAAGTAGTCGATAGACTTTTTCGGCCTCCTCTTTCTGACCTTACCGTCTTTAGTAAGCGTAACCTCTATTTCTTCTGGCTTAAAAATGTCTTCAGTCATTACCGCTTATTGAATTGATTTAATCCTTCTTGAATTGCTTTTAAATTAAAAAAAACTTGTTGCAGCTCTTTATCGCTTTCAAGCCAAATTTTATCATCTAAACCTTTTACGGCTTTTTCAGATTCTCCAATCATACTCTGAAGCCCTGCTATAAAATTAGCTTGAGTAATAACCGTGTTTTCTAACTTTACATTTTTACGATAGAGGTTGTAAATAATCCAACCCACAACAGTTAATGCCCATACTGCGAGCATAATCCATCCAAACATATTATAATCCTTTTAGTGCGTTAAGTAATCCAGGATTCTTAGTCCCGATATTCGATAACTTTTTAGCTTCAGCAGCTTGTTTAAATTGAGTAGCAGTAGCAGGCTTTACCTCTTTAGGCTTAGATACACCCACTTTACCGCTCCACTCTTTCTCCCATTCTACTCTAGCTGCAAGAATGTCAGCTTGATGTAAAATATAAGGGAGTGCAGTTCTTAATTTAGATTCATTTTGACTTGAAAAAAGATATGCTTTATTACCATCATCATAAGGTCCGTCATGAGTCTTAATAGCTACAAACTCGTTGAAAGACATTTCAATGCCAGCTGATTGTAAAATAAATAACGATGCATCTTGAATAGGAATAAAAGGTAATTCAGCATTAGGCTTATACATTGCTCCCTGATTCTTTACGTGCCATTCTGAATCATTAGGTAGGTAAGCAGGTTTACCGCCGCGACCTAATTTACCTAGATCGTGATTGATAGCTGAAAACACTAACTCTTCTTGTGTAAACGTAGTCATATCTGCGCCGAATCCTTCCCATACTTCGTATAAAGCA